GTAAAGCCCAGGCTCTAGCGAGCCGTTGTAGAGCGCCTCCCAAGACAGGTCTGTGACGCCTGCCCTGAACCAATTCGAGGCCTTGTTCTCTACAGTCCCGAGCCTCGTGATAATCGCGCTTATGTCATCCTTTGACGCCGCACCGAGTGCCGTGAGCGCGTCCGCCGCGGTCGTGCTGCCGGTGCCTCCGTGGGCTACGGTCATGGGCAGGTCGCTGATCTGCGACTGGGTATGCATGTGCGCCTTCGCCGCCCACGTGGTCGATCCGTCGGTGACGTCGGATGCCGTGTGGGTGTGCCCGACGGCGGAGAAGGCCGCCTTGACCTTCGTCCAGAGGTAGGAGAGGCCCGTCGAGTTGAGGTACTTCGTGCCGGCGATCGTGCCGCCGCTCGACAGCGTGTCGATGTCGGTGGTCGGGATTGAGACTGGCGTCGGGGCGGCGGGGCCGAACTCCTCCCACCTGCCCGAGATGTAGACCCATTCGTTGTACTTGTTCTCCGTCGTCGCCTCGGGATCGTCGGGCACCAGGTAGATCACGCCTGCGGTGCCGGAGATCGTCGGCGTGCCATCCTCGTCGTACTGGGATGACGTGAGCACCTGGAACTTGACGTTGGTGGCCGCGTCGATCATCTGGTTGAACTCCGAGACGCGCCCGCTCTCCGCCGTGACCCTGGATGTCTCGGCGCTCCTCCTTTCCGCCTCCGCGCTCGCCCTGGAGGTCTCGGAGGCCGCCCTGGAGGACTCCGCGTCGTCCCTGGATGTCTCGGCCGTCCTTCGCGCGTTCTCGGCGGCGACCCTGGCCGTCTCCGCCGCTGTCACGGAGGCGTTGGTCGAGGAGGCGGCGGCCGCGGCGGAGTTCGCGCCGGAGGCGGCGGCCGTGGCGCTCGATGCCGCCTGGTTCGCGGACGACGTGGCGGCGTTGGCGGCCGTGAGCGCGGTGGCTAGGTCTGCCACGGCCTGCTTGAACACGCTGAAGTCGTCGTCGCTCATGGCCTTGTCGGAGTCGACGGGGAATCGTTCGGCCAGGACGTGGAAGAGGCGCGAGCAGATGACCGGCGTGCTGCCCGTCGATGCGTAGATCATGATCTGGGCAACGATGTCGCCGTGCCTCATGCCCTGGGGGAACGTGACCCTCCAGGTGCCGCCGGCCGCGCTCACCGCCGTGAAGGCCGTGAGGCCCTGACCTCCGGTGGACTTGTTGCCCCATGCAAGGTAGACCTTCATTCCGGTCATCGAGACGGGCGCGCCCCCGTCCGTGACGGACAGCAGGATGCCACGCCCGTCCACGTCGCCCTCCTCGGCGATGATGATGTCCCCGATGAACTGATCCGCCGAGTCGAGCGTGATCCGGGTCATGCGCCAGCCGTCTGTGAATGCCATGTCTTCCTCCTATGAAGTCGATGCGATTGATACGCCCGTGAGCAGGCCGCTCTCGAAGGTCAGGGACGTTCCGGAAATCGTCACGACGCCCGTGTAGGCGTCGCTTTGCGTGGTGATCGTCTGGGACGACGACGGCGGCACGCTCGCCACGTCGGTCTTGTCCGAGTCGAGGAACAGCCCGTTGGCCGGGTCGTTCACGAGGGTGTCGGTCTCGTCGTAAATCTGCGTCGTCTGATAGAGCGCCCGTATCTCGGCGACCGTAAGCCACTGGATTCCCGAAACCCCGTCCTCGTCGACGGACAGCGCGTAGTAGTTCATGGCCCCTCCTAGCTCGGCCAGGCGACGATGCGCCCGTTCTTGACGATCACGCTGCCCGTGTAGACCTGGCTGCCGCGGTAGAAGGCGATGGGAAAGCTGCCGGACACGCACCATGTCGCGACATCGCCCTCGTTCGCGCTGTTGGCGACCGCGTATCGCGGGGTGGTCTCGCGGATCATCTGGTTGCCGGTCAATTGCATCCCGTAGTAGGTGACGCCGGTCGTCGTGTCCCGCGTGGCCCCGTTGAAGTGGATGTGGCCGCGCGTCGAACCGCTCGCGGTTCCGGTGACGCTTCCTCCCGCGACCGTCAGGAGGTTGCTCGTGCTGCCGCACTTGAAGGTTCCGTCCGCGTCGATGTTGTTGGCGGTCATGTAGTTGGTCGTGAGCGCGCCCGTGGTCAGGTTCCAGGAGTTCCTGCCAACCCCGTCGGTTATCGTTCCGACCTTCAGGTAGGTTCCGTTGATGTAGAGCAGCCCGTTCGACAGGTAGATGCCCTGCGTCTGGCCGTTGTTCGTCAGCTTGTTGAATACCATTTGCTGGGTCTGGGCGTCCACCGCGTCGGATGCGATCTTCGCGGCGGTCTTGCCCCCGATTGTGGCGGCCGACGACAGCTGGAAGTCGCCCGTGGTCAGGTTCCAGAAGTTCTTGTTGGCGGAGTCCCTGATGCCGCCCTGGCGGAAGAGAACGTCGCCGGTCTCCAGGTTCCACGTGTTCGCCCCGCCCTGGATCACGCCAGCCGTGATCTCGTCGGCGGTGAAGCCCGCGCCCGTGCCGAACGTCCTCCAGTCCCACTCCCCGGTCGACTTCTTGGAGTCTGCGATCCTGAACGCGCCACCGCCGATCCATATCACCTGCGTTGGCGACTGGTCTATGGGCTTGTCGTAGACGTAGATGCCCTCGCCAGGCTCCATGTAGACGTAGCCGCCCGTGGCGTTCAGGGCCTCGTTGAGCTGGTTGATCACCGCGTTGATGTACGAGGTGGAGATCGAGGCGGCCCCGTCCCAGGACGCGCTGTGGTCGCGCAGGCCCTTCAGGGCGGCCAGCTGTGTCGCAAGGGTTCCGTCGATGGTCTCCTGGATGTTCCCCAGGGTCACCTCCGTGTCCTCCGGGGCCATGTAGTCCTCTTCGATCTCCAGCACGCGGCCGGTGCAGCGCAGGGGAGGGTCGAAGCTGGTGTCCACGATGTCCACCCCGTCGCCCTCCATGACGCCCTCGGCCTCGTAGCCGGCGGCGCGCAGGTCGATCACCTTTGCCGTGTAGGACAGCTGCGGGACGCACCTCTTCGCCAGCGCTGCCTTGGTCTCGGCCAGCAGGGTGGCCTTGTCCTCGCAGTCGGAGTCCTCGAAGATGCCGAACACGTGGACCTTGCCGCCGCTTCCGTCGGGGCGTCCCCACGTCTGCAGGGCGGTCGAGTCGGTCACGTAGTCCAGGCCGCCGTTGATGTCGCCGAACGTGATCTTGCGTGAGTAGCCGCCCGTGGCGTTGCCGTTCTCGTCGGTCTTCTCCACGCCCTTGCCGTAGCCGTAGAGGGCCGTCACCACGTCCGCGCTCTCGACGGTGCGCTCGATGCTCACCAGGTCCTTGCCATAGGTGAACCTCTTGCCGTTGTCACTGCCGACCCTCTTGGTCAGGTTGACCTTGCGGGACACGACGCCGTAGTCGTCGACGGTGATGGTGGTCGAGATCTCCGCGCCGAACTTCTCGGCTACATCGTTCACGGCCTCCCGGGCGCTTATGTGGTAGAAGTCGCACAGCTGCGTGCCTGTCACGTCGACGGTGCCGACCTGCCAGCGCGAGGTCGACAGGGCCGACGCCAGACACACGTCCGCGGTGCCCTTCGGCCCCTTCTCCACGAGGTAGTCGCCGTTCAGCTCGGCTATGGAGTCGTCGCATGTCACGGTGGAGACGACGCCCTTCTCCTCGCGGGTCTCCACGACCTCCGAGACGATCCACTCGCGCCACGCCAGGGTGCGGTCGCGGAACAGCACCCTCTGTCCCTTCTCCATGCGTGACAGCGTGACCAGCTTCAGGTAGCGGTCCCCGTTGACCACGGCGTGCCGCTTGGCCGAGATCACCCCCAGGACGGTGCCGACCTGGTTTCCCCACCTGTCGTAGAGTAGGAACAGCATCTACGCCCACCTCTCCGTCCAGGAGAGGGTGCCGGACGCCCCGTAGACGTAGACCCTCGCTGTGCCGGGCGAGAGGGAGAAGTAGTCGGAGGTGACCGCTACCGGCACGAGGTTGCCGTTCACCCGCACGCTGGGGGACGCCTCGCTCATGTCCACGGTCACGGATGCGCCGCTCGTGATGGCGTTCACGGTCTTCACCAGCTGGCCGGTGTCAACGTTCTTCACCTGGACGGCAGCGCCCGTCGCCGTCCCGGTGAACTTGGGCCACGTGGGGCTGTTTCCGCCCACGGAGAAGGATGCCGTGCCTCCGCTGGAGACTGCCTTGTTCCTGTCCGCCCCGTATGCTATTGGGTCATAGGCCGTGAACTCCAGGTCGGCACTGCCCGTGTACCAGAGGTTGGTGAGCTCGCCCGGGCTGGTCAGCTGCGCCATGTAGTAGATGTCCGGCTCGTCGTCGAGGTAGAGCGGCGCTGGGCCGTCGGTCATGAGCATGGATTCCAGCTTGTGACGGATCAGCGCCACGCTCCTGTGCCCCATGGGCGGCAGCGCGAGTCTCGCGGATACGGGTATCTTCCTCGCGTTCAGCTGCGTTCGGATGTAGATGGAACCCTGTCCGCCTGGCACGTCCTGGGTCACCACGTCGTAGGGCGGCATGATGTCCCTGGTCGGGTTGATGCGGAGGTATTCCGATAGGTCGTGCCCGTTGAACCTCATGTCGTCACCAGCCCCCTCGACCTGTTCTGCCTGTCCAGCTTCTTCTGGATGTCGCGGGTTACCCGATCCACGAGGTCGTCGATGTCCTCCTCGGTCTCGTTCACGAACCTGTCGATGCGGACGGTCACGGTCACGGTTCTCCCGCCGCCGTCCATCTGGCCCTCGATGCCGTCGGCGATCTCCCCGTAGCTCCTGGAGTTGAGGGGCAGCGCGGCCTCTCGCCCGGCCTCGCCGACGCCGACCACGCTTGCGGAGTCGAAGATTCCGCCCTTCGCGTACCAGTCGACGGTCAAGGATGGCACCGAGAAGTTGGCGGGGTCGAGGTTGAAGCTGCCGCTGATCCCGAAGTGGGGGAGGTTGATGTGGGGGAACTCGATGTGCAGGTTCGAGAAGAAGTTGGCTATGTTGTCCAGGCTGTTCGCCACGGTGCTCTGCGCGTCGCCCAGCCTGTCCCTGACGATGTTCGCGAGGGTCGAGAAGGCGTTCGACGCCGCCCCGGTCACAGCGTCCCATGCCCCCGTGAATATGCCGGTGATCGCCGTCATGATGCCCTGGATCGCCCCGGACAGGGCGTTCATGAGGCCCGTTCCGATGGAAAGCAGGCCGTTGAACGCGTCGTTCGCCCCCTGGTTCATGAGCGACCAGTCACCGGTGAATATCCCAAGGATCAGACCAAGCACCATCTCGATGGTTCCCTGAATCACCCCGAAGGTCCCGGAGACGATCTGGGCTATTCCGGTTATCGCTCCCGTGACGACCTGGAGCGCCCCGAGGAACACCGATCCTATGATGGTCGCCATGCCCTGGAGGATCGGCTGCACCATGGAGGCCATCACCGTGAGTGCGCTCACCACGAAGTCGATGGCGGGCTGCAGCGTGGTCATGATCTGGTCGAGGCATGCCTGTACCGAGTTCCTGAATCCCTCGTTGGTGTTCCACAGGTAGACGAGCGCCGCGACGACCCCCGCGATTGCACCGACGATCAGCGTCACCGGGCTGAAGATCATGCCCAGGGTGGTGAGTATGGCCGGCATTGCGAGCATGATTCCGCCGATGGCGGCGAGGAGAGGGCCGATCACCGCGACGATTGCGAGGACGGCCACGATTCCCTGCTGTATCGGTGCTGGCAGTGCGCTGAACCCGTCGGCCAGCCCCTGGAGGAACCCGGCGGCGGCCTGGATCGTGGGGGCGAGCGCGTCGCCGACGACCATCTTCACGTTGTCGAGCGATCCGGACAGCTGCTCCAGCGCGCCGTTGGTTCCGCTCATTGAGGCGGCGGCCATATCCTGGGCCGACTGGGCGCTGTTCGTGGCGTCCGTGTACTTCTGGAGGCCGCTCGCCCCGTTGTTCATCAAGACCGTTCCCGCGCGCATGGCGTCGGAACCGAAGATCGCGGAGAGGGCCGCCTGCTGCTGCGCCGAGTCGAGGCCGCCCAGCTTGTCCTGGAACTCCTGGGAGAGGCTGGCAGCGTCCTTGATGTTTCCGTTCGAGTCGCGGACGTTGAGGCCGTACTGCGCGATGGCGTCGGCCGCCGTCTTGCTCGGTGCCTCGATGGAGATCAGCATCGTCTTCAGGGAGGTTCCGGCGTCGCTGCCCTTTATGCCGGCGTCGGCCAGCTCGCCCATGACGGCGCTGGTCTCCTCGATGCTCCACCCCGCGTTGTTGGCGACGGCGGAACACTGTGCGAGGCCCTGCGCGAGGTCGCTCACGTCGGCGGAGGATGCGTTCGCAGCGCCCGCCAGCGAGTTGGTGGCCCTCGCGGACTCGTCGGCGGTGAGTCCGAAGGCACCCATCGACTGCACGATGGTGTTTGCCGCGTCGCCGAGTTCCAGACCGCCGGCCGTGGCGAGCGTCAGGGTGTTGGTGAGCGCCCCGCCCTGGATGTCTGCGGACGTGAGTCCGCCCTTTGCAAGCTCCAGCATGGCGTCGCCGCACTCGGAGGCGGAGTAGATCGTCTCCGCGCCCATCTGCTTGGCGTAGGACTCCAGGGCCTGCATGCCGTCCGCGCCCTCGCCGGTCGCCACCTGGACTTGCGCCATGGTGGTTTGGAAGTCCGCGGCCATCTCCAGCCCCGACTTGCCCACGGCGACGAGGGGCACGGTGATGCCCAGCGACATGGCCGTTCCGGCCCCCGCCATCGCCTTCCCCAGGTTCTCGGCCGCCGCCGATCCGCTCTTGATGCCTTGCCACATCGACTCGTCGCCGGTGGTCTCGGTCTGTTTCTTGAAGCGTCCCAGCTCGTCCCTGGCTCGGCCGAGGCCCTTGGTGACCCCGGTCTCGTCGAGCGTAACCTTGACCACGACCTCGCCGTCAGCCATCGCGCCTCGATTCCGCCTTGGCCTTCAGGGCCGCGAAGAAGTCGCGGGCCTTGTCGTTCTCGGCCTCGGCACGATCCGTGGGTGCGCTGCCTTTGGATTCGAGGGCGTAGTGCCGGCGCATCGCAAGCCATGCGTCCACGTACTCGCCGTTGTGCTTGGTCCTCTTGGGAGGCTTGCCCAGCCGGTAGGCGAGGGCCTGGCGGAACGGCGTCTGGTTCTCGCCCTCAAGCATCGCTGCCAGCAGGTCGCAGGCGTCGGCGAAGGATCGTCCGCCCGCGAAGTCATCCCATGTCATGTGGTACTCGGAGAGGACGGACGCCTCGATGCGCGCCGCGTCCTGCTCCCAGTCGAACGCCGGGGCCTCGTGCGGCTTGTCCCCGATGATGTCGAGGCCGCATGCGTCCCAGACGACGGAGGAGACGAGTTCGGACAGACGGTCACCGCCCGTCTCCAGTACCTCCGCGAGTCTGGAGGCTGGGAACAGCATGCGAAGCAGCAGCCCTTGCTTCTCCTCGGGCGTCAGGGACTCGTCCCCGAACAGCTCAATGACGAGGAGCATGTTCTGCATGCTGTCGCAGACGGGTATCTCGTGGCCGTCCCACTCATATCCGTGGGTCAGCCGACCGTCGACGTAGCTATTCTGCTCGGTTAGGCTTAGTCTGCGCATTCTTGGAGACCTCCAGGAGGTAATGCGCTGCCTTGTTGTCCTTCAGGCTGTTGACGTGATCCAGGACAGCCTTCATGATCTCCGCGAACACCTGCGTCATGATGATGTTCGCGTCCTGCGGGGGAACCCTCTCCCCACCGCCCGCTGCCACCAGAATCTCCTCGTAGGTCTTCTCGCCGACCTCGCGGATGATCGGGTCTGCGATGATGTCGGCGAGCTGCGCGGAGATCGCGGCCAGCTCGGTCGAGTCCTTCTTCTCCAGCTTCGAGTAGTCGATCATGAGGGCCTGGGCCTTGCCCTGCGCGTCCAGGAGCATCTTCAGGTTCTCGTTCACGGCCGAGTCCGTGAGGTCGATGCGCCCGGTCACGACGGCGTAGCCGTCCTCCCCAGGCTCCCCAAGTTCGATCTCCAGGGGCTTGAATGCTTGGTTCAGCTTGATCTTCATGCGCCGCTCCGTCTCGCGCTGCCACGCTGCATAGGTTGAGGGCCGGGGCGCAGCGCGTAGCTCCCCGGCCCTCGCGGCCAATCTTCCTTGGTGTGTCGCGCCTTACGCGGTGACGGTGACCACGACGGTCGCCTGCACGCTCGGCTTGGCGGCGCACTTCACGTAGACCTTCGTATCCCCGGCGGCCACCCCGGTAACGGTGCCGTCGACGTCGACGGTCGCCACCTTCTCGTCGTCCACCGCGTAGACGCAGCGCTGCGAGGCGGTGGTCGGCGTGACGGTGGCCACGATGGCCGCGGTCTCCCCGGCCTTGACGCTCACAGCCTTGGCGGAGACGGACTCGGGCAGGGTTTCTCCGGTCGGGGCCTGCTCGACGGTGGGGGAACCGTTGAAGTGGACCTCCACCTCGAAGTCGCCCTTGTTGTTCGCGTCTCCGTTTGCCCCGAACGCCTTGATGTTCGCGAGCGTCACGTCGTCGGTGACCACCTCTCCGTCGGGGTTCGTGACGCGGACATGGGTGTGCCGGGCCTGTCCGTAGATGAAGGCGAGGCTCGCCACGTAGTCCTGGAAGGGGTCTCCGTAGCAGCGGTGGCCCGTGAGCGATAGGATCATCTGGCCTCCGGTCACCTCGGAGCTGGTACCACCGTCCCCGTCGTAGTAGCCGGTCTGGTCGACCTCCTCGTTCCCGTCAGGCTCGATGGTCGCGATGCCGCGTCCCACCCGCGCCCATGTTGGGGTGGCTGCGGAAGGCGTTACGTCGATCTCGTAGAGGTGGGTGTAGTTCGGTGCGAACATGATGTCCATGGTTCAGTCCCTTCAGATCGTGACGTGGGCGGTGGCCTGCGTCGTCCAGACGTAGTAGCCCGCCTCGTCCCAGTTGATGCTTCTCGGCACGCCCACGTCGATGGACGACAGCGCATAGCTGCCGTTCGCCGAATAGGGCGGCTTGTCGTTCAGGAGGTCGGCGATGGCGAACGCCTCGTCCATGGCCTGTCTCTCGCTCTCGCGCTTGACGACGACCGACAGGGCGTAGTCCGCCTCCCTCGACCCGTCGAACAGGGTGCGCGGGGTCGTCGACGGCGCGAGGCTCACGACGACGGCCTCTGCCTTGGCGGGCATCCTGCCGGTAACCCCGGAGATTCCCGCGGCGATGATCTCCGCCCTCGTCACCTCGATGATGTCGGGCCTCATGCGCCGCCTCCCTCGTACAGCTTGCGGGCGAACTCCACCAGATCGTCGCCCTCCTTGTTGACCATCTCGATGTCCCAGTGGTCGGTCGTTCCCGCCTCCGTGTGGTGCATGGGGACGTAGTAGTGCTTGTCCGCATATGGCGTGTTCCAGATCAGCCTGCCGGCCTCGTAGTCGCTGTTGAGCGGTTCGGAGTCGCGCAGGGTCGATTCCTCGACCGGCACGTACTTGCGCATCATGAAGGCGGCTCGCTCGGCCAGGACGGCCTGCCGCTTCTTGTGCGCCGCCTCGGAGAACTTGGCCTCCACGCCGGAGAGGTTGACCCTGACGCTGATCGCCATGCCTACCTCACCTCCAGCTCCCAGTGATGCGTGCGGCCGCCGAAGGTCTCGAATCGGTGGCAGGCGTTGACGGACGACCACGTGGCACCGCCGTCCAGGCTCACCTTCGAGCCTGCGGGAACCTCGAAGGCACCGACGGAGATCACCGCGTCGACGAACAGCAGGCCGGTCGTGTCCTCCGCCAGGGCGTAGGGCGTGGATCGGATGGAGTCTACCCCGTCCAGGCGCACGCGGCGGATGTTCACGGGTTCGTCGAACTCCCCTCCGAACTCGGCGTCGACCTTCGGCACCTTCACGAGGGCGTTGGACGACAGGGTGGATGCCGGCAGCTGGTGCATCAGAGGATCACCTGGCACAGCATGCCGCTGCCGACGAGTTCCCGGCGGATGGCCCTGTTGATGTCGGAGTCGTAGGAGGTCTCCGCGGAGGCCCCGTTCGACCCGGTGCCGTAGCTGAAGCTGCCGATGCTCGCGCTGGTGACGCCCTCCTGCACGCCCCCGGAGAGGCCGTAGGCGAAGTCCACGTCGCAGGCGGCGCACACCGCGTTCTCGTATGCTGCCGTCTGGTCGTCGTCGACCGGCTCGTTGAAGCCGATCAGGTCTCTCACGGCGGCCCTGGCGTGGGGGAGGGCGGCCCCGAAGTCTGCCTCCGAGAGGCCGCCCCCGCATCCCTTGTAGTACGTGTATGTCACCTCGGGGAGGGACATGCTACGCCTTGGCCTTCGCGCCCTTTGCGGGCTTCTCCTCGGCGGGCTTGTCCTCCGCGGCCTCGGGCTTCGCGGCCTCCGGCTCCTCGGCGGGCTTGTCCTCCTCGATGCGTCCTACCTTGATCATGGCTCCTCCTTACGCCTTGGTGGACAGGTAGATCATGTCCTTCTTGTTCTCGTAGACCCAGAGATCGTGATAGAGGCGGTACTGCCAGAGGTGCGCGTCGTCGTTCTGGTTCACGTCGGGCGAGAAGTAGCGCAGCTTCTCGTGCTTGGTGATGGCGGCGCAGGAGGCGGGGTCGACGATCATGAAGTTGATGGCCTTGCTCGATGCGTCGACCTTGAAGCCGCCGGCCTCCTCCCCGGAGGTCTTGCCGTCGAGCAGGTCGACCACGGAGTTGAAGCGGCCGCTGGGGACGGTGACGACCTTCATCTGGTCGTAGGTCTGGAAGGTCGAGTCGGGGTTCTGGCCCAGCGCGAACTGGTAGGGGGTCGCCTTGCGCAGGAGGCCCTTGAACTGCGGGCTGACGTACAGGATGGACTCGCCCAGGACGGAACCGGCGTCCTCGATTGCCTCCTCGGCGTCGATGACGGCGGCAGCGGCAAGGGAGGCGTCGGAGAACGTGGTCGGGGTGCCGGTGAGTCCGGCGTTCTTCGCGAGGGTGGAGAACCTGATGGCGTCGACCTCGGGCACGACCTTCGTGCGGGCGAACTCTCCCATGAGGTTGGCGGTGACGATCAGCTCTCGCTCCTCGTCGTCCATAACGTCGATGCTGAATGCGCGGTCGCGGTCGTAGGCGAGCTTGACGGTCTCCCATTCGAGGTTGATGTCCCCGGTGGTGAACCCGCCGCCGCGCGTGTGCGTAGCGAGTCCGGACATGGCGATCTTGGCGATCTCGATCTGGCCGTTGCCCGTGAGCTGGCCGACGAGGTTGCCGTTCATGTTGAGGTCGCTCGTGAGAGGGCCGAGTTCGAGAATCTTGTCGAGGAGGTTTGTGTACTTCGTGGCGGTGGAACCGATGTTGTTGGGCATCGTGGTGCTCCTTTCTGGTTAGCGTGGACGGAATGCCTTCTCCAGGGCTGCGTCGAGCGATGCGTTGCCCGCGCCTCCGTGTGGCGCTCCCGTCGATCCCTTCTGCTTTTCCTCTCCGAACAGGTATGGGTTGGCGGCCTTGCACTTTTCGATGTCGCCGTCGTAGTCGCCCAGGATGGCCTTGACCGCCTTGGCGTTGCGTGCGCCGGCGTTGTCGAGCTGGTGATCCAGCTTCTCGTCAGCCACCTTCGCCTCCAGGTCGGCGATCCTCTTGTTCAGGGCGTCTCGCCCTTCCTCGGTCTTCGACATGTCGGAGACCTTGGCCTTCAGATCGGCGATCTCTGCGTCCTTGGCTGCCATCTCGCGCTCGTACTTGCCCTTGGCGATCCCAGGCTGGCCGTGCTTGTCCTTCAGGTCGTCGCCGTCGTCCCCGCCCTCCTCGGGCTTCGGGTCTTCGGCCGGCTCCTTCGGCGTCGGCTCGGTCGGCGTCGGCTCCTCCTTGGGCTTCGGCTCGGTCTCTGGTTCCTTCGGCTTCTCTTCGTTGCCCATGCCTGTCCTCTCCCTAGCGTTTGGTCGCGCGCTTCTCTGCGCGGTTCAGGTGGCCCTTTTGCGCTGGCCGGGCGTGCTATGGGAATCGTCGGCTGGGTGTCGCGCCGCGCGTAACTTTGGGAATCGGCATGAAAAAAAGCCCCTCCGTAGAGGGACTTTCGATATCGCTATTATCTCGTCGCTTTACGCGATTTGTTTGCCGATGAAGAACGTGTCTGGATAGGCCGTCTCGTCTGCGGAGATTCCTATTGAGTCCTTGATAATCCTCGATGACATCGGATAGATTATCTTGAACTTGTGCCCGGATAGTGTGAACGACGGCTTTCCGTACCCATCGAAGTCGGAGTCGAGGACGAGCAGGCGTTTGCTGCCGGCATGGAGAACCTTGGTTATGACGCTCATTCCGCTCGCTCCTCTCCCGTGACATCCCGCAGCATATCTTGATAACTCTTCAACTGAAGCCTCGTGAGGTTATCTTCCTCGTCGGGAATCTTATATCTCGATTTTACCCGAATCAGGTACTGCTTTGCGTCTATCTCTCTGCGTATAGACCTTATCTCCTCTGATTCATTTGGGTCTATGAACATCCCTTTCCTGTCTTGCTCGAAGTGCCTGTACTCTTCGAGAAGGTCTGAAGTGGTGGCATCCTTCTTCAATATGATCGTGTCGCTTATGCTCACCGCCGATGCGTGCATTTCGTCGAGTTGTGCAACCCATTCGGTATCGGCGTCGAGTATCTGTCCCCCTGCCTTTTCGACCCTCTTCTTCACCTTGTTCAACAATGACTTGCTTACCGCTTTCTTGCCGTTGACAGACCACCTGTGGGTATCGCCCTTCCTCCTAAGCATGACCGCCTTCATCTGGGTGGGCATGTCCCCCGCCCATTCCCTGCGCGTGTTGCGATGGAGGACAGATGTTCCAGGTTTGCAGCGCGCGTTCGAGGTCTCGATAAGGTCGCGCATCTTCTCCTGCTTCGAGCGCAGCCTGTCCTTCGCCCTCTGTGCGTTCGCGAGATTATCCGGAGTCTTCTTGTGCTCGTAGATTGCCTGCTCTCCTCGCAGCTCTCGCTTGGCGCTCCGAATCTCGCGCTCGATCCCGCGCTGCTTCTGGGTGAGCCTGTATATCTCCTCGTCGTCCAGGCCCGTCTCGCTCTTGGGGTTCGGGTCGTAGGATCGCGGCGTGCCGTGCAGGTAAGGCCCGAAGCTGTGGCGGCAGTTCCATCCGCACAGCCCCGCCCCCGTGTCGTAGCCGGTGACGGAGTAGAAGTCGCGGTACACGGTCCCGTCGATCTCCTTCTCTCCGCTCCTGGAGTAGCACCGGCCCTGCCACGCCGCATGGCTCGGACGCGCCCCGGAGTGGCTGGAGACCTCCACCAGGTCGATGCCCTGCTCGTCCATGCGCTGCTCGGTCATCCTTCCCGCGTCCTGCGCGATTTGCGTGCGGACGTGACGCCTCACGGCGACATCGGAGTGGTTGCGCACGGTCTTCGCCCCGGTCTCCGCGTTGCGGTACTGGATGAAGTCGATCCCCTTGCCCTCCAGGTCTCGCACCGCCTGGTGCAGCGCCTGCTCGGTGGTCATCGCCCCGGTGTTCACCTGGGTAACGGCACGTCCCGACGCCTCCAGGAACGCCCTCTTCGCTCCCTCAACCATGTCGATGTTGTCTCGATCAAGCACGGTCGCCAGGCCGTTGATGGTTCCCTGCACCTGCCTCGGCCAGATCGCGTCCCCGCCGACCCGCGCCATGTCGGCCTCGTCGGCCTCGCGCAGGTACGTCTCGACGGTGACCCTCACGGCCTCGTCGACCCTGCCGCGGTTGGAATCGATGATGGCCTGCAGCCTCGCGGTGTTGGTCTGCGCGGCCACGGCCAGGGCGGTGTAGCTCGTCTGGTCGAGCTTGTCGCCCGACAGCATCACCCTCACGAGGTGGGCGAGCATTAGCGCCTCGATGCCGGAGTAGACCCCACCCACGAGGTCGGCGGCGTCTTCGAGCGCCGCGGGGTCGAGCATCAGGCCACCTCGCCGTCATCCTCCGGCCCCGGTGCCTCCATGACGTCCTCCGCGGCCGGCTCCGATGCCTCTCCGATGGCCTCCTCGGCCTCCTCCTCGGTGAACCCCTTGAACCGGGTGAGGTATGCGACCTTCAGCTCGGTGACCTCCGGCATGGCCGCCATCTCGGCCAGCGCCATGTTCTTCTCGCTCTGGGTGTCCTGGATGATGCTGTCATCGAAGTCCACCGAGACGTTGCAGCCCTCTGGGATGGGCAGGCCGTTGTGGATGCGCTGGGTCTCCAGCACGGCTTTCAGGATGCCCTCCAGCGCGGGGCGCAGGACGTTCTCGTGCTTCACGATGTTGCGGCCCAACGCGGCGTTGTCGGACGAGACCTCGAATGCGGTCTTGATGCCGCCCTGCGCGTCGACCCGGAAGTACTGGCAGCCGAATCCCGTCTGGTCTCCAAGCTCCGCCACGGCCATGTCCAAGGCGACCTTGATGGCGTCCACGCGGATCGGCGGCGCGAAGGTCTGGATCATGTCCGTGATCCCCTGGCCGTTGCCGACCACCTTGCGGATCACGGAGGCGTCGGGCGACATCGGCACGGACTTCCTCTTGCCGGCGGCGTCGGTCTCCGTCTCGAACAGCTCGTCGCTCATGAACGTCTTGATCTTGGTGTCCCGCAGCTCGCGCGAGAAGGAGTCGAAGCACTCGTCCACGGTCTTGATGGCGTCGATGGCATCGGCGAAGAGCGACTGGCCGTAGGGCGACATGTCGGCGTAAACGTTGTCGAGGTTCGGGCGGATGATGCAGAAGGTCGGCAGGGGAGTCTTCGTGTCGAAGTCGGGCAGATACCCGTCCGGGTTCCACTCCGCGCCCTCCCTGAACATCTTGGTGATGACGTGGTACGTGCCAGTGGCGAGGTCGAAGACGTGCATCTGCAGCTGGTCGACCTTCTTGCCCTTGACCGTGGCCTGGGTGCAGAACGCGCATTCTCTCACGCCGTCGTCGTCCCACGAGAGGGGCACGATCATGCGGGCGTCGTAGCGCCGGGCCTTGATGACGGTGCCCTCGTCCGTCACGTCGAACCACAGGGCGAGCGCCGCGGTGCCGAGGGCGTATCCCCTCTCCGTCGCCCTCTGCGCGGTCGTCATGAACTTGGTGGCGTCCATCCAGGCGTGCAGGAACTCGTTGGCCTCCTCGGTGGGGTCGTCATCCGCATGGGCCGTCGGGTCGTCGGCCATGTCCTCGGGGGTGCCGTCGTCCTCGGCGGAGTCGGGCTGCTCGACGGTGACGGTCGTGCCGTCGTCGTCCAGGATCAGGCTGACCATCTCGCGGCATACCCTGCGGGCGGGGTGGAGGCTGCGCCGGTGGACGTGCACCAGCCGCTTGTCGACGCGCTCGAAGCCGTCGTAGAACTTGCTCTCGGCCGTGAACCACGCCCACCAGTCGTTGATGTTCGAGTCCATGGTGGTGTCGATGGAATAGCCCGCGTCGGTGATGGCCTGACGCACGCACGCCGGGATGGCGTATTCGTTCTCCATGCAAGTCCTCCTACTGCGCCGCTCGCTGCGCCTATTGTTCGCGGGGTGTCGCGCCCCTGTAGGCGCTCCTGGCCCTGCGCACCAGCGGCATGACCGAGTAGCGCGTGGCGTCCACCCAGTGGTCGTTGCCGTCGGGGATCGTGGACAGGACTTCGCCCGCCTCGTTCACCTCGTACTGCATCGACCTGACCTCCTCGGCCAGGCGCGGGCACCTCCTCGGGTCGATGACCCAGTGGGCGCTCTGCAGGAACATGTAGGATGCGTCGCGCATGTCCCCCTTGCCGGCGGATCGCGCGTTGATGCCGCTGTCCCTCTGCGCCGCGATGATCTGGGGGCTGGCGTCGTCCGACTGAACCACCAGGTCGTGGTAGTGGGGCTTCTCGTCGCCCGGCGTGGCCCACGTGAGGGCCTGCCTGATGCGCTCCGCCTGCTCGGGCGGCTGCAGCTTCTGCCCGCCGTCCTCGCGCCACGTGAGCAGCTGCCTGCCGTCCTGCCGCCACTCCCCCAGGACGAACGCCCATGGGTCTGGGTACCAGCCGAAGTCCTGGCCCGCCCTGGGGCTGTCGTAGGCCGCGATCTCCTCGTCGGTGATCTCGCGGAACTCCACGCGGTCGAACACCTCCGTGCCGTCGCCGACGGGCAGGCCCATGTACTCGTGGTCGTAGGCCACCTCGTCGATGGCCTTCAGCTCCTCGGCGTCCTCGAAGAACTGGTCGCCGAGCCATTCCCTGGGCACGTGCAGGTAGTTCGACGACCATACCCTGCCGCCGTCCTCCTGCAGCCTCTCCATCTCGCGGTTGATCCAGCACCATCTGGAGCGGGGAGGGTTGAACGAGTAGAGGCGCACGCAGTGGTTCCCGCCTCGGGACAGCGACTGGTTGACCTTGCGAATCTCGGCTATGCCGCGGAACATGTCCGCCTCCTCGAACCACGCGATGCCGACGTGGCCGAAGGGAACCTTGATCGACTTGATCTTGCTGGCGTTGTCGCAGCCCCTGAACAGGATCAGCTGACCGGTCGACTTCTTGCGAATGCGGAGGGTTGAGTCGGGCATGTCGTACTCGTCCGAAAGCCCCAGGGCGTTGATCGCCCACACCACCTGGGCGTAGGCGGCGTCCCGCAGCGCGGCCTTGTAGCGCATGAGGACGACGGCGTGCTCGTCAGGGTGGCGCTCAACCCAGTTCACGACCTCCAGCGAGCAGAAGGACGACTTGGTGCTGCCTCGGCCTCCCGTGAACCACAGGTCTCCGCTGGCCCCCTCCGAGATCAGGCGATGGGGGCTGAAGAAGTCGGGGGAGATGAGCATGGCGAAGTCGGCGACGAACGGGCGGTCATCCGGCGCGTCGTCCTGGGCGTAGGGCAGCAGCTCGTGGGTAGCCGAGACGAGCACCCGCCCGGCGTCGGCGTCCAGCCTCATGCCGCCGGTGAGGGACAGCTGGGTCTCCACCACCCCAGCCGAAGCGTCGGCGAGCCTGTCGAGCCGGTTGAGGATGCGTGACTTGGTTATGGTCGCGCGACCTGCGGCGAGGGTGTTGAGCTGCTTCAGCCTTGCCGATACCTTGCTGTTGGCCTCCAGGTGGCAGGCCGCCTCGTCGACGGCCTTCTTTGACCACTCCTTTGACTTCGGATAGGCATCCAGGTAGGCCAGTCGCTGGGTGAGACCCCGCATGCGAGCCTGGCAGTAGAGTTCCTGGTTCTGTGTTAGCTGCCCCTTCTCCATGAACGTATTTTCCATTGGATGTCGCGACGGTGTGGAATTATCGTTCTGCGGATAAAGAGATATACTTTCAGCAAATTATGAAGCGGGGGATGTGGAAGAGATGCCTCAGGTAGACCAACAGCTGTTCACCATGATCGCGGCGATTGCCGCAATGATTGCCGCCGGTTGCTCGTTGGTACAGGGGGTAATGCAATACAAACAGTCAAAGCACGATTTCTATACACTTCAGAACGAACACTCAGCCTCTCTTGCGCTTTTCTATGCAAACCAGATTATTCCAAGAAGTACCTATATCCTGTACGTACTGAAAAGGTCTAAAAGCTACTCCAGCCTCAAATCATCTATTGCGAGTTGGACATCTGACGAAAGAGCGCTAAGCCACTTTGACTCGAAGGAGTTCAAATCCATCGTCGGATCTACCCCAGAGGTTTTCTCGAAAGAACTTTTCAAAGAGATGCTTGAAGGAAATGAGGAAATATGGGGGGACATGATGTATGCCCACGAGTATCTTCGACTGACATATCCAAACATCGGCAAGCACGTCGATGCCATACCGCCTGATAATCCGTCTGATGCGGATGCTATGTCAGCGTATAGAAAGTCGACGGCACCAATGCTTGTTGATGAGTTCAATACTGTTTCGAACGAGGTCCTTAACAAGATCGAGTACTTCTCCATGATGATCAACACTGGAGTTGCCGACGAGACTACGCTGTACCCGTCTATGCATCAGACCTTCTTTGATGTTATGACTGAACTCTACTGGTATGTATGCAAGGCAAACAGCGCATCAAGCGGAGACCGATTCTTCACCCATGCGACTGACCTCTATAAGTTATGGATTGGAAGAAGGAACGATTGCGCAATGGAGGAGAGAACGGTTGGAGAGAAGCAGAACAGGGCGTATAAAAGAAAGAGGGAGAGAATGCAATAGCATTCCCTCCCTCATGTGTTTGTTCCTTCTGCTACTTTTCCTTCTCATCCTTTTTCTTGCGCGCCTCTTCGTATGCCTTATCCCAATCCTCTACGATTGGTCCCCACATCGCAGGCTCCTCTCCTCGGAATCTAAGGAATAGAGAACTTCCCTTTATCATTTCTTCCGACCCTGTGCAATTAGATAATACCCAACAATGCCATCAATCACAAAAGATGGGCAACTCTGTTTTCAACGTTGGTTATTGCGACGGTCACCACCAAGATTGTTCTTACATCGTCTCCGACGTGTTACGCCTACGATGGGCCGTGCCGTCATCCCATGGGCACCTGCAAAGCCCGTCGTCGGAATCCATCGCGACCGGGCATCCCCTGCGTTCGCACCGCGGTGCGTCATCCATGACGGGCTTCAGGGAGACAGTCCCTCCAAAGTCGAAAGACCCCTGGACGTATCCACTTGGAAGCGATTCATCCAGTGGATGGTAGATATGGTCTGGGTTTATGGCGACGACGCCGACCATGCCGCCGAACAGCGAACCGATGACGAACCACACGATCCCGTCAATCATGCGCAATCGCCTTCCAATTCGTCAATTCTCAGCCCGTAGCTTTCGCCATGTTTGCATGCGGTGAACGTCGCAGTGATTGTCGAAACGTCGTAGCCGAGTTTCAGAAGCTCGTCGAGTTCCGAAAGCCCGATGTAATAGGGGTTCTCGTCTTCGTCCATGAAACGGAAGTAGACCGCGCTGATTCCTCTCCCGTACCCCACATATCGGAGGGACAGCTGAACGCGCTTGAATGGCCTGAACACGTAGCTGTGATACCTGCCGTTCTCGTAGATGTCGAGACCGTCTTCCGACTTACCGATAATCGCGCTCTCGTTTCCCTGCGACCATGGCACCCACCTAAGCGGAATTCCGGAGTCGCAGTCAAACGGAAGGACGGGGTGATTATTGTCCCAACTCATGCTCAGTGCACCTCCTCCAACGTGTGGGGAGGGGTGACCTCCGACATGACGATCCTCTCCGGGAATCCCCAGTCGGTCATCTCCTTGCGCAGCACGCAGTGGTGGTAGTTCTCTGCCGTGTTATCTCCATCTAAGCATGCGACCCTATCGCACATGTGGACGTAGGCTCCGGTTGCAACCACCTTCCCCTCCGGATCTAGAACGCGAACCATCGTGAAGTCAGGGAACAGCGGGGTTCTACTCGTGGTCGTATCGCTCATGAGGCATCGCCTGGATCAATGACTTCTATCCCGTAGTCCTCTGCGGCCTTTCGCTCGATCCGGCATCCTCTTGCGCCTTCCCATCCGGGGCAGAAGTACACGGCATCGCACAGGCTCATGTTCTTCAGGCTCTCGGCCAGGTACATGAGCGGAGGGTTCTTCACGTCACGGTCTCTTGAGAACTCCCTGTACATCTCGTCGGTGAACAGCGTGTTCACGACCATGTATCCCATGTCACCCAAGGCATCGATTGCCTTGCTTCGCGCCTCCTCTATCTCTCGAGGCGTCTTCCCTCCCATGGGCTGGCTCAGCATCGCGACCTTGCTCATGAGGCATCGCCCCCGTCGCGCTTCCCGCACTCGTAGGAACGGTCAATCATCGGTTCGATGCCACCGAACCCGAATGCGTCCGTAGCGGCCTTGCGCACGTCCTCGATGGTCTCGGGCTTCGGGGCGACCTTGCTGACGTGTTGGCAGAACTCAGGGTTTAACGGGCCTTCTGGGGTCGAGATATATCCATCTCCAATCTCACAGACCGTGTGTGTCATACCGTTTGAGTCTGAAACCTTGTCCCCGATGCGGCACGGCACCCCGTCAGCGTCGAGCGGAAGCGGCATCGAGGCGTCGAGCTTGGCCTTGAGGTCGTCACGCTCCGCCTTGACCCTGTCGTAGTCCTCGGCGTTCTCCAGCTCGTTCGATTCGAGCACCTTGATGCGAGCGCGCAGCTCGTCGTTATCGAGACGCAGGTCGTTGTCCTCGCACTCCCTCTCCCACTTGTCGTAGGCGTCCTCTCCTAAAGCGTGCTTTTGCGATGAAAGCTCGCGCTCGTGTTCGGCCTTTAGCTCGCCCAACTGCTTCTCCGCCGCCCTCGCACGCTTGCGCCACTCGTCCCTGCTCTCGGACGTGGCCTCCACGTTGTCGCATGCGTTCTTCCAGCGCGAGGCCATGAAACTCAAATCCTTCTCGCGCTCTTCTCGCTCTTTCTGCCATGCGTCGGCGATGACAAACAGATTTCCGTAGCTCCCATACTTCCTCAGATCGTCCAGCGGGTCACGCTCCGTCTTTTCGGTCATTTCCTCTTGCTCCTTCGTCTCGCGGGGATGTGCGCGTCGATGCACGCCCTGCATCTCCTCTGGTTCGGATAGCTCGGTGTGAACTCCATCCCGCATGCCGCGCACGTCCTCGGGCGCGTCTGCGCATCGTTGATCGCACGGGTAAGCCTGGCCCTCGCCAGGCACGCCTCGAACGTCTGCTTGTCGTGGTACTCGGCACCGGTGGCCGTCATTACCGCGTGGTCGCCCTTGCTCACGGCAGCGAGGTTGTCAGGGTCGAAGTTCCTCTTGTCGTGGTCGCAGAAGACCACCAGCCAGTCGTCGGGTATCTCGCCGTACTCCCTCTCGTATACGAACCTCGACTTCATGACCCATTGGTCGTTCAGCTTCTTGTTCCGGAGCAGACCGACATGCACCTGCAGGTACCCGTCCTTCGTCACCCTCTCGTCCAGGAGGTCGCGCGTGTTGTGCGGGATGTTTCCATTGCTGAAGTGAGACCTGCTGCTGCGCTCGTATGCCTCCTCGCTCATGAATTCGTACCAGTGCTTGCCCTTGTTGTGTGACACGTTCCCCTTCTTGAAGCAGCCGGCATTGGTTCCAGACCTGACCCCAAGCGTGTGCTTTCGGTTACCGATCTGACCCTCGGTCAGCTCGATTCCGAACCTCTCCAGGAACGCGGCGCGCGTCTCTCGCGCCGTGTGTCCCGGCACGAACTCCCTGAAGAACTCGTCACGCTCCGGAGTCCAGATCGTCGTCCTGGCGTGCGTGTTGAGGTGCGCCCTGTCGACGCGCACGAACGTCAGGTCGTTCACGCGCCTGAAGTTCTCGACGGTTCGTATTGGTATCTCCCATCCGAACTCCTCGGCGAACAACTCCGTGGTCTCCCTCGTGGTGTGCAGAGGAACCTCGCGCAGAAGCCACTCGTCCTCCTCTTGTGTCCTCAGCCTCCTGCCCATCAGTCGTCCCCGTCCGTGAGCATCGTGGGGACGGCCGCGTGAGCGCTCATGGCGTTGTCCTTGAACTCAGCCGCCCGCAACGCGAGATTCCCGTTTGAGATGATGGCCTGCGCCGTCGAGTTGATCGCCTTTGCTCGCTGAATCTCGGTCTCCAGGTCATCCCCGGAAAGCTCCTCGTCAGAAAGTCGCTCGATCTCGGCGAAGAGGTGGTTGTTCAGGTCGGAGAGGTGGTTCTGCATCATCGGTCACCTCCCAGGGCATCGACGAGCCTGTAGTGCGGGACGTTGTGTGGCGCATCCAGGCGACGATCTCGCCCGCGGCGTCCTCCTTGCGACCAGCCGAGTACCCGAGGGTCACGCCCAAGGCGTTCGCGGCGCTCCTGATCTCCTTGGCCGTGTGGCCCATGATCAGGTCGCGCATCTGCTCGTCAGTCATCCTCGCTCGCCCCCTCCGATTCGTCGAAGGCGTTGAGAACGTCGTTGAACCTCGGTGAGTTTCCGTAGGCCCGCTTCGCCATGGCGACGAGCAGCCCCGTGCGGCGAGAGAACAGGTCTCCCTTTTGGCACCGGACGACGGTCTTCGTCCCGTCGTCCCAGTAGACGACCGTGGCGGGGTAGTGGAAGATGACCTTCTCCGGCTTCGGCATCTGCATCGGTGCCAGCGGCCTGGAGATGAAGTGGTTGCCGAGGGTCACGTCCTCCCTTGCCCTGATGGTGATAAGGGTTTCAGTCCCAAGCGGCCCTATCTCACGCGTGACGTTCGTCACAGGGAACCCGTGAAACGTCTGGCATGATGACGCGAACCCCTTTGAGAGCGCGTCCTTCAATTCAGCCAGGTAGCTGTCTTCGTGCCTGCATTCGAAGTCGCTCATTGTTCCTCCTTCACCGGCATCCATCCGTCCATGGACAGCGCCGTGAGATAGTCGGTCGGCTCTTTGGTGATCAGGAACTCCAGGCGGTCGGTGAACCTGAAGTGGAGCATGTGGGCGTGCGCCATGCCGTGGCAGTAGAAGCGCCCGTCCGGGTCTTTCAGCGTGTTGCCAAAACCGCACAGCGTGATGGTCGGCTTCGGAACCTTCTTGCCGTGGCGGAACAGCTCACCCGCGCTCCTTCTCACCATGTGGTGCTGCTCGATGGGGTGAAGCCTGCCGCAGATCGCGCAGTGATCCATCCTCACGCTCGGTGAGTCCATAAGCGGACGCCAGACCTCCTGAAGTGTGTCTTTGGTCAGCATCCCAGCCTCCTGTCGATTCCAGTGACATGAAGGCTCTCGCACATCTCAGACAGTCGCGAGACGATGCATGCTGCCATCTCGTCGTCGGTTCCTGTCGCGAGTCTGGCAGCCAACTCCGGGCGTCCGTAATTGCTCGTGATGATGACCGGTAGCATCGCGTTGTAGCGCGAATCGATGATCCTGTAGAGCATGTTCTGCGACCACTCCGTTGGGCGTTCCTTCCCAACGTCATCGAGTACGAGCAGACGGCAGCACATGATGGTGTCCAGAACCTCGTCCTCGCTCGTCCTGGTTCCGTAGGTCGATCTCACCTTCGCCTGAAGTTCTACGAGGGTGGTGAACCTGACGAGGGAACCAAGCTCGAACTCGCGGATCGCGAGAGCGGCGGCGATGTGGGTCTTGCCAACTCCCGGCGATCCCCACAGATAGAGGCCCTTAGAGCATCCGTCTGGCATCCGAATATCGGTCTCTGCCTCGGCATATCGCAGAGGGATACCTGTGCGGATGAACCGCTTATCGGTACTTCTCGAACCTTGTTGCATCGACTTTCGCCTCCCCGGTGGTTTCGCGTTTCGACCAGTTGCGTGCGGCTGCCTGCCAGTCCTTCATCGGAGATTTGCCGACCTTCCAGCCTTTCGAGGCGTAGAAGTCGCAGAAGCGTTCGGCATCGACGGCAAGGCCCTTCTCTGAAGCGTATGAACGGACTTCGTCTGGTGATGGGGCGCGGAATCGCGCCCCGCCCTTGTCCTTAGTCCTTCTTCCTAGTTCCTCTTCCTCTTCCTCTTCCTCTTCCGTTGGCCGTTTGCTTGCGTCTTTGCTTGGAGGTTTGCTTGCCGTTTTGCTTGTCCGTTTGCTTGCGTCTTTGCTTGGCCGTTTGCTTGCCGCTTCGCTCTGTCTTTTGCTTGCGCTCCCTCCCTTTGAGCCGTTGATGGTCAACTTTCTGCTCCTGACGAGAACCGGCATCACCCCCGTGAGGTAGGCGAGGGAAACTCCCTTCGTCTCCGGCTCCTCCCCGGTTCGCAGATACCTGACCATCTTTCCGATCAGCTCGTCGCCCTCCCGCCTGTTCGGGAGGGCGAGCGCGCCGTCTATGATTGAGTCGAGTACCTGCATCAGAACGGGATATCCGCGTCATAGACATCGCACGCCGGGGGTTGCGTGACTGGTGCCTGCTGATATTGAGGTGCTGGTTGTGGTGCAGGTTGAGGAGCGGGTTGCGGCGGTGCCGGCGCATATTGGGGAGCGGCGGGCGCTGGTTGAGGTGCTGGCGCGTATTGAGGTGCTGGTTGAGCCTGATTGCTCGTCATGAACTCGATCTCGTCGATCACGACCTCCAGCTTCGAGCGCTTCTGCCCGTCCCGCTCCCATGAGCTGAAGCGCAGCTTTCCCTCGATGGCGACCTTCGTCCCCTTGCGCAGGTACTGCTGGATGCCCGTGGCCCTCTTCCCGAACAGGATGCAGTCCACGAAGTTCGGTCGATCCTCCCACTGGTTGGTCTGCTTGTTCAGCATCCGGTCGTTCACTGCTACCCCCATGGAGAGGATCGCCGTGCCCGTCTGGGTCTGTCGAAGCTCCGGGTCTCTGGTGAGGTTGCCGGAGATGTTCACACGGTTGATGCTCATGTGGTTCCTCCTTAGTTGCTGTTCCACTCGCGGGACATCTGTGCGTCGATGACCCGGATTCGCAGTTTGTAGACGTTGATTGCCTCTTGACTCGCCTTGTAGATGGCCTCGCTCGAATCGCGGAACCGCTTCAGCTCCGCGATCTCGGGCTTTCCCCGGCAGACGTCGCCGATGATGGTCACCGGCGTGCCGTTCGCACGCTCGCGCAGGATCTCGACGCGCAGGGCCATGCGGTAGCGGGACTCGTTCTCGGCGTACTGGACGCCCGCCAGCTTGCAGGCGTCCAGCTCCTTGTCGAGGAGCGCCGACAGCTCGTTCATCTCCTGGATAAGCTCCTGCATGGCCTACTGCTCGATCTCGTAGTCCGGGTGAGGGCAGCACGTCGCGGCCTTCACGTATGCCTCGAAGTGCTCCTTCGTGTCGAACTGGTAGCGCGCCCCGCAGCTCCTGCAGTGGGCGACGGCGGGGAAGTGGGCCTCGTCAGGTGTCGTCGATGGCGGCACGGCGCTCGGCGCGTCGGAGTCCTTGGTGTCGTCGATGGCGAAGAGGTTGCCCAGGGCGCGCTTGCCGGCGTATGAGGACGCCGTGCCGGTGATCTGCGACCCGTCCATGCCCTTCTTGCTCTCCGGCTCGCGGGCGTACCCCTTGGCGGAGAACGAGATTCCCGTCTTGGCGTCGATGACCGATGCCGTGCTCTCGACGTAGACCCACCCGTTCCCCGCGGTGAATATCGAGTCGTTGCACACCAGCACCAGGCCGCGCTCGTGGCACAGGGGCTTCGCGGCCTCCAGGATGTCCTCCTTCGACCGATACTTGAACTTGGAGAAGTCGTTCCACTGGGCCTTCTCGACCTTCAAAGTCCGCTGGATCACCAGCAGGCGCTCCTGGATCGTGCCGGTCACCTCCGACGTGCTCTCCACGGCCCTCTCCACCTTCGGCGTCTCTTTCGCCGTCTTCGCCGCGCTACTCGTCGCTGCCGTCATCGCCGGCCTCCTTCGTGATCTCCTTGTAGTGGTCGCAGAACTCGCGGGCGCTGCAGTACTTCATGCACTTGGCGTCCTCACCCTGTCTGAACTCCACGACGAGCTTGTTGGCCTCCGCGTAGGCGTTCGCCTCCGCCTCGTCGTCGAACAGCTTGGTGGCCTTCTTGTTCGCCGGCTTCTTGGCGGCCCACTTGTCGGGCTTGTGCCAGCGCTCGTCGGCCGTGCATTCGGGCAGCTGCTCGTCCGGCAGCTTCTCGGCGGCCTCGATCTCGGCGAACTTGGCCTCCAGGAACGACTTGGCCCACGCCCAGTCCGCGTCCCCGAAGTCCCATCCGATGCGGTAGATCGGGAACGGCGGGTAGTCGTGCTTGCGCAGGGCGTCGGTCTTGCTGTGATCCTTCAGCAGCGCCACGATCTCGCCGCGGTGGGCATCGAACCCCATCTGCCTGAGAATCCAGCAGTAGAGCAGGGTCTGCTTGCGGTAGTCGTCCCAGTCGGCGAAGATCACCTTCCAGACCGATGCGGTCTTGTAGTCGGTGACGGTTCCGGTGGCGTCGTCGTAGAGGTCGAAGACGCCGGAGACCACGTAGCCGTTCGGCATGTCGGCGCTGACCCAGTTCTCCTTCAGCTGCGTGTCCGTCTCCTTGGCGTGCTCCAGGACGCTGTGCACGGCGGTGCCAAAGATCAGCCATGCCATGTCGGCCACGTCCTGCTCGATCTCGTCGTCGTGACGGCGCTGCAGGATGGACTCGCGCGTGCTCTTCAGCAGCGATGTGAGGCCGTAGCGCCTGGGCGTGTAGGTGTGCTCGGACTCCGCCGCGCTCACGAATGGCTGCGGCAGCCCAAGCTGGTTCGTTATCTTCATTCGGTACCTACCTTCGGAGTTAATCGGAAAACTTTTTGCTTTTCAGTTGATTCTTCAGTCGCTCGATCCTCCTGCGCCGAGCCGCGTTCTCGCGGTCGAGCTGGCGCACCTCCCACTCCTGCATCGCTACCGCGTCGCGGTCGGCGACCTTGGCGGCGTAGTAGTCGGTCAGTCCGGAGATTGAGGAAGGGCGCGGCTTCGGGTCTATGAGCGACTGGTGGAGCTGTGGGCGCTTCATGGCAGCCTCCCCTGGGGTGAGCCTTCGCATCAGGCGCGCCTCCGTGGCCTTCTGTGCCTCCCTCGTCCTCTTGCGCGAGCAGACGGGGCAAAACCCGTCGGTGATCCGAGTCCTCCAGGCGCAGCAGTTCTCGCACCACACGAGCTTCGACTCGTGGTGGCGGTACGAGATCATCAGCGACGACATCTGGCACTCCACGGCACGCTTGCTCCTATGGAGGTCTCCGGCGATCTCACGCGCGCTCTTCTTGCCGGCCCACGTGCGGAGGTACATGTTCTCCTCGGTCGTCCAGGGGCGCGTGAATGACATGGAGATCACCGGTTCTCCAGCAGCACGATGATCTGTCCCTTGCCCTTGGGTGCCTCGTAGAAGCTGTCCGTGATGGAACGCACCTCTCGCCAACCGTCGTTGCCGATGACCCCGGCCTCTTGGAGGGCGTCCAGGATGAACTTCACGCCGAAGCGGATGTTGTCCACGTCGCGGTGTTTCGTCCCGCGCAGCTCCTCGTGCCATTCGACGCTCATGTCGAATGCCCCGACGATGGGCTTCAGGTGCGCCTGCTTGATGGCCCAGAACACAATCTCGTCGTTCTCCGCCTTCGCCCTGTTGGCCTGCGACCAGTGGGATCGGCAGGCGTTCACGTACTCGTTGAGGCCCATCAGCCTCCCGTCTATGCGGAACGTCTGCACCATCAGGCACCCAGCGCGTAGGTCGACTGCCTTAGGTACCACTGCTTTGCCTCGTACCAGTCGTTGCCCCTGAACTCGGTGCCGGTGCCCACGATGCGGTTCCAGGCCTCCACGTAGTCAGGGCCGTCGATGCGGCACCTCACCGGGCAGATGACCCTCGACAGCTCAGGCCGCAGCATGATGATGTATCGGCTGATGACCGACCACGGCGCATGCGCCCTGACAACCGCGATGGTCGGGTCCTCGACGGCTATGCGCCTGAGCATGGCCTGCGTGTAGACGTAGTCCCTCCCGACGCTCTTCAGGCGGCGGTCGCGGGACGCCTCCTCGCAGATGTCGACGAGCGACCAGAACGCCTTCGGGTTGAGCGCGACCCATAGGCACACCTCGTCGACGCGGCTCTGCTCGTACTCACCGAACTCGATCCCTACCATGGCAGGCTCCCGAAGTAGAGGACGTATGCCGCGAGGCACAGCAGCCTGACGTACCCGATCATCCCAAGGGTGATCGCCGCCGCCATCGCCGCGTCGCGCCAGGACATGCCGCTGGTGCTACAATCCGGTCGTACCGTGCGGGGCGCGCGATGGTATCCGGCCTGGCGCGTCCTGCTTCCTTCTCTCGTCATCGCGGGGTCACCTCGGCCTCGCTCTCCTCGCCGTCGAGCAGGCGCACGTACTCCTCCGCGATGGCCGAGAGGCTGTCCCCGGTCACGTTGATGGCGCGTCCGCCCCTCGCGAGGGTCTCGATTCCATAGGAGTCCTCTCCGTGGTAGACGATCGGGTCGTCCACCAGCTCGCTCCCATATCCTTCGGGGTCTGCCAACGAGAAGGCGTTCCCCAGCATTTTTACGAAGCGCAGCTTGTCGTAGCCATAGCTACTTCTTCCTGCCATCCCTCTCTCCTTCCTTCGTGTCCTCCTGGCGCTTTCCTGCCTGTTCCTTCCTGATCGCCTCGGCGATCATCTGGCACATGGCCCGCTGATCTGCGGTCATCACACCTCGCTCCACTCGTCACCCATGCGCCCCATGGCGCAGCGGGCACCCTTGTAGGTGTCATAGATGCGGTTGCAGAACCGGTGTCCGTTGCAAGCGCTCACGGTGAGGCGGAACCTGCCGTCTTTCGTCTGGGATAAGCAAGCCGTGCAGCCGTAGAAATCTCTGAAATGACGAGCCTTCATCACCGCTCCATTCCTTGTGTTCGAACTCCTAGACGCCGCGTTCCTCCGAATGGGTTTCGCTGGGGCGGCCTGGGACATAGAATCTCCTGGGATAGGAGGTGATTGATATGGATTCATCAACAAAGAAACGTGCGTTGGGAGAGGCGATAGAGCTTGCCAAGCTCGCCTCCGACCCAAAGACGGGAAATGCGTTCCTCATGGCCCACCCAGACACGACGACCGCGTACATCGAGACCGTCTACAGAAAGCTGTGCGAGCTCCACGAGGACTCGTACAAGGACGACTAGACAATTTCCGTCGCAAGCCTCGCGGCCTCTATGGCGTTCTTGACGTCAGATGTGGTCGCGAGGCCCTTCCTGTACATTTCGAAGATGCTCTTCGCGAGAAGCAGCAGCTCGTTTCGAAGATCGCTTGCCTGGTCTTCCGTCATTGGCGGCCTCGATTTCCCCCGAGGTCGCCCCAGCGAAACCCATTCGGTTGTCAAAGTGCCCTGCCTAGCCCTCCGAACAAACGCGGCACGACCCCGCGTGACACCCGTGCGACGCTTCTCCCATGGATACGAGGAGACATACGCCGAGGCACCTGAGGCCCAATCCGTTGGAGCGGTTGTGATCCAGGTGGGAGTCCATCCCATCGCTCGGACGTGAGGCCATCGGACTCCTCGTCGGGCAGATGCTGATGGGGTTCCTGCTCATCGTCTTCGACCCGGAGATACATGCGCTCGCGCTCGTGGTGAGGCATCTCATCGGACTTCCATGACGAGATCGAAAAGACGAATGGCGAGCTGACCGACTGCCCCGGCTATCATCCCGAGGACGAACGGATGCCTTCCGAGATACGACGCGTCGGATGCGCCATTACCATCGAGGTCTGCCATGCGACACCTCCTCCCTATCCCGTGATGCTCACGCGGCCCGCCAGCACGTCTATCGAGCAGCCCAGTGCCGTCGCCAGCTTGCATGCGACGTCCAGGCTCGGCCCGTTCGCCTGGCTCTCGTAGCGCGCTATGGAGTTGAGCGCCACGCCCGACGCGTCGGCCAGCTGCTCCTGCGTCATGTCACGCTCGGCGCGCAGCGCGGCCAGCCTGTTCGAGAACGCCTTCCTGTCCAACCCGTTCATCAACGTCTCCCACCTCCCCTCGTGCCTCGCGTCACGGCGGGCCCGAGGAACCCGGCCGAGAACCCCAGCAGGAAGCACCCCACGAGGAACAGGCCCTCGCGAGGGCCCTCGGGCATCACCAGCGAGATGAGGACGAACGCCGTCCCCATGCAGACGGGTGCCGACACGAGCTCCTCGTCCCTGTCCCTCTCGTCCGACTCCAGCGGTTCCATGCGGCCTCCCAACGGTCGAAAGTTACAGTCACGCTGTAACTGGAAACCACGATATCCAATTAAAACGTAGTGTCAAGGCAAATACTAACATTTTCGTTGAAAGTGCTACATTCAGGATGTAAAGTGATAGTCACCAGAGGGGAGGGAAGTCATGGAGTTACAACTTCAACGAATAAGGAAGCAGCACGGCCTGAGCCAGAAGGAAATGGCAGACCGAGTAGGTCAGAAGATTCGTACTTATGGCTCCTGGGAACGTGGGGAGGCAATGCCGTCCCTCGCCCAGGCGTACGACTGCGCCGTGGCCCTCGACTGCTCCATCGACGAGATAGCCGGCCACGAGGTCGAGCAGACGTTCTCCGACCCCCGCGAGGCCGAGCTGCACAGGTGCTGGAAGGGATGCACCGAGGAGAACAGGCACGCGCTCCTCGTCATGGCCCGCAACTCGGCGGGCGAGTCTCTAAATGTGGCCGAACCTGCTCACGTTCGCGCCCAGGGGGCGAGGTAGGTGAGGGAGTTCGGGGCCATGGCCTGGAAGGCCGTGAGGACTTATTGGGCCGGCGTCGTTGGGCTCTGCGGAATCGTCGCGGTTATCGGTCGTCCCGAGTTCGTCGACCCGAACAACACCTGGCAGCTCGCGTTCCTCGGGTTCGTGCTGTTCATCCTCGGGTGCATCTTCGGGTGGTCCGTGCGCTCCGCAATCAAGGTGAGGGACGCCAAGGCAGACCACGAGGCCGAGATGGACAAGCTCAGGTTCGAGGCGGAGCGCGAGGACGCCAAGCGGGATAGAGAAGCCGCCGAGGCCAGGGAAAAGGCCGAGACGGTGACTCGCGAGAGGAAGGCCAAGGCTGACGCGGAGCGCGAAAGGAACGAGAGGGCGCTCGTCGGAATCGTCAGGACCATGGGAATCTACGACAAGGAGTTCGTTGCCAGGCTCTACTTCGACGGGCCCAAGGAGAACGGGTTCTCTGATGGCGTAATGAACGAAAGACATCACGAGGCATTCCGCTTCCTCAGGTTCGAGAGCCTTCCGGAGCTCAGCTTCAGATGGGACCTCACCGATTGGATGAGAGGATTTCTCGCTCGTCACGAGGACTTGCTCGAAGAGACCCACGAGGCGTATCTCGCGAAGGATGCCAGGGATCGAGAGCGCAGGGAGGCCGCGGAGAGGAAGTACCAGGAGAAACAGGCGAATCCTTCCGTCGCGAAAGGCAAGAGACTGTCGACCGGAGGCAAGCAAATCGGGAGCACCGGAATTTATGGAGGCGGCAGGTGACGGATTGCCCGTGCGTCTCCTGGGCGTGTTCGTTTGGTGCCAGGCGGGGAAGAGGGAGGGGTAGGGATGGGTCTGTTTCGCATGCTGTCAGAAAAACGAGACAGAAACCGAGTCGCAAGGCTTGCCAGTGAGAAGCGTGCTGAATTCGCTCGATCAGACGAAAAGAGAATCAACGAGATTGAAGATGAATGGAAAATTCTCAAAGAGCACGAGTCTGATCCTTATATGGTCTCCCCGGACTATGATCTCGATGGGTTCCCGTTCTCAAATCGAGAGTACGTCTGTAAAGAGTCGCATTCTTATGACAAATCGACTGGTCAGGTCTTTACGTCTTGTTTGACCTGGTATGGAGATGCGAC